CCGAGACGTGGTGGGTCGATGCTTTAAAAGATGAACGAAGATCCTTGGCGAAGATTCTGACGGGCAAAACCCGCAGTTTCTGCTTTCCACCACTAGACCACACCATTCTTCTGCGGAAATATTGTGGAGCTTTCCTAACGATGTTGATGTCTGGTGACCCAATATGGTCCTCAACTGTGGGTATAAACCCACATGGCCCCCAGTGGCATGCGCTGGCAACTGAGTTGGAGGGTTTCTCTGTCGAGCATTTGGAGGGTGACTACCAGGGGTTCGATGGTAATATTGATAGCCCGTACGCACAATTGTTTTTGGGGGTGATGAATCGGTGGTACGATGACGGGACGGAAAATAAGGTGGTGCGAAGAGTGCTCGTCGAATCTTGCATGCATCGCTTTGCTCAGGCGATTGATCTTTTGTACCAGGTTTTCGCCGGGAATCCTTCAGGGGGGGGTCTGACAACGCATTTCAACTGCTTTGTCAACGCCACCTATCTGCGAGAATCGTGGCTGGCCATACAATCGATTCCGACAACCAAGGTGGCTGAATTGCGAACGCTTCTTCGGACCTTCGATGATCTGTTCAAGGACAAGAATTATGGCGACGATTTATTGGTGGCAACAAAGGCATCTCGCTCTATCTTTAAGCAAATGGTGGACTTCCTTCAAACGATCGGTGTGGTTCTTACGGACGCGGACAAGAGTGGTGGGGAATTCAAGATTCGAAAATTGGAGGAATTGACCTTCCTCAAACACAAATTTGCGTGGATTCCGGCGCTTCGTCAATACAGAGGGAAGTTTTCGCTGGAGGATATCCACGAGATGCTTAACTGGGTGAGGAAGGGCGATCAGTTCCAGCGCCTACGGGAAAACTGTTATCAAGCACAGTTATTTCTGTTTTTCCACGGAGAGAGTGTGTACAACGTGGAAACACAGCGTATCAAGGCTGCTTTCGATAACGCTGCCTTTCGGGCCTTTAATCGCCCCAACCCCCTCGTCATCCGCCCTTACAATGAGTGGCTGGACGAGGCGCTCAAAATGGACCCTGAATGGGGCATGGGTCCAGAGTTTGGTATTATGGACATGTGAAAATC